AATATATAATATAAAAGTTATATTATAGGAAAGTTTAAATTATAGTATTATCAAAATTAAAAAACAATTAAATATAAATTAAATGTTGGGAAAGTTCTAATCGCATTTATTAAAAATATTTAGATTTTAAGAAGTCTATTTATTTTTACTAAATGCGATTTTTTTATTCCAGGAGGAAAAATGAAAGAATTAAAGATTATAAATAAAAATATAGAAGAAATAAAAGAATATGAGAACAATGCAAAGGAACACCCAGATTGGCAAATTGAACAGATAGCTAATTCTATACAAGAGTTTGGATTTAATGACCCAATAGCAATTAATGCAGATAATCAAGTCATTGAGGGACACGGTAGATTATTAGCAGCCAAACAATTAGGATTGACTGAAATACCTTGTATTGTCTTAGATGGACTTACAGAAGTTCAAGAAAGAGCATATATCATAGCTCACAATAAAACTACAATGAATACTGATTTTGATTTAGATAGATTACAGTATGAGTTGAATGCTCTGAAAGTAGAAAACTTTGATTTAAGTTTAACAGGTTTTAGTGAGTATGAAATTGAAAATTTATTATCACAAAATGAAGAAATTGACTTAGATGAATTTGTTTCAGATGAAGAGAAAAAACAAAAAGAAAAAAGATGTCCACATTGTGGGGAGTTACTATGAAATTATTTTTATCATCTTTAGAAGCTGTACCGTACTTAGAACTATTAGAAAATGAAGTGCCTTTATTTCTCTTGGGGAGCTTTTATTATTTAAAGAAAACTAAACCAGAATATCAAGAAAAATATATGAAATTTAAAGATAAATGTAAGGATTTTATGTTAGACAGTGGAGCTTTTAGTTTATTAAATTCAAGTAAAAATCTTAATGAATTTCTTAATAATTTAGATAACTATATTCAAGAATATATCAATTTTATTAATAAATACAATATAAAGAATTTCATAGAGCTAGATATTGATAGTTTAGTTGGATATGAAAAAGTGAAAGAAATTAGAGAAAGAATAGAAAAAGCTACTAATAAAAAATGTATTCCAGCTTGGCATATTTCAAGAGGTTTAGAAGAATGGAAGAATTTAACAAAAGAATATGATTATATATCTATTGGAGGAATAGTAACAAAAGAAATCAAGAAAAAAGATTATAAGAAAATACTTCCAGCATTATTAAAAATAGCTAGACAAAATAATTGTAAAGTTCATGGATTAGGTTTTACTGGAAGCAATGTAAAAGAGTTTGATTTTTATTCAGTTGATAGTTCAAGTTGGAGTTGGGTAAGAAGGCATAAAAAAATTTCTAAATTTGATTATAAAACTAAAAAAATAGAATATACATTTTTAAGTACAACTCATAGAGTTAAAAGCAATAAACAAACAGATATAGAATTATCATTACTTTCTATAAAAGAATGGAAAAAATTTCAAGCTTATTTATTAGGAGGCAAACAATGAAAGCATTAGTTTTAAGTAGTGGAGGAATAGACAGTACAACTTGCCTTGCACTAGCTATAAAGAAATATGGAGTAAACAATGTAATTTCTGTATCAATAGATTATGGGCAAAAACATAATAAAGAACTTATTTGTGCAGAAGAAATAGGAAGATTTTATAGAATAAAACACATAACATTAAACTTAAAAGAAATTTTTAAATATAGTAATAATGCTTTAATGCAAGATAGTACAAAAGAAGTTCCAAAAGATAGCTATGCAGAACAATTAAGAAAAACAGAAATAGTTGATACTTATGTACCTTTTAGAAATGGATTATTTTTATCAGCAATTTCATCATTGGCATTAGCAATAAATAACAATGAAAGAACAGACATTTATATAGGGGTACATTTAGATGATGCAGCTGGAAGAGCTTATGCAGATTGCACAAAAGAATTTATAGAAACTATTTCAAAAGCAATTAGTTTAGGAACATATGAAAAAATAAAGATAATAACACCATTTGTTTATAGTAATAAAGCTGAAATTGTAAAAGTAGGTTTAAATTTAAAAGCACCATATCATCTAACTTGGAGTTGTTATCAAGGTGGAGAAAAACAATGTGGAGAATGTGCAACTTGTATAGATAGAAAAAATGCTTTTAAAATAAATGAAGCCATTGATCCTGTTGAATATGAGGAGTAACAAATGAATTTTGAAATATTAGGAATAATAGCAAGTTTATTTGTTTTACTATCTTTTATTTTTTCAAGTGAAATAAAAATAAGATTAGTAAATATTACTGGGGCTTTTTTATTTGTAGTTTATGGAATATTTATAAATGCTTTTAGTATATGGTTTTTAAATCTTATACTTATAGGTATCCACTTAATAAAATTGTTTAGGAGAAGAAATGGAAATAATAAATAAAGAATTTAAATTTGATACTGCTCATATACTACCTAATCATTATGGGCAATGTAAAAATTTACACGGACATACATATAAATTAATAGTTAGTTGCATAGGAGAACACAAAAAAGATTTAAGTTCTGAATGTATGATTATAGATTTTTCTAAATTAAAAAAAATAGTAGAAGAAAATATTATAAATAAGTTTGACCATGCTTTTATTTTAGGTGCAGGAAATGAAGAAGTTGAAAAAGATATAAAAATAGTTTTAATGAAACATAATTTAAAATTTGTTGATTTAGGTTATAGAAGTACAGCAGAAAACATATCAAAATACATTTTTAATAAATTAAAGCCTATTTTAAAGAGTGAAAACATAGAGCTTATTAAAATCACTCTATATGAAACAGAAACATCTTACATTGAGTATACGGAGTTATAACAATGAAAATAGTAGAAATCTTTAAAAGCATTCAAGGAGAGGGAAGCAACTTTGGAAAGCAAGTTATATTTATAAGGCTAGGAAATTGTAATTTGAAATGTCCTTGGTGTGATACTGACTGGAAGAAATACAAAGAATTAACAATACAAGAGATTATGAAAGAAATATCAAAATATAATTGCAAGAATGTAATTATAACAGGTGGAGAGCCTACAATTAGTAATTTAACTTCTTTATTAAAAGAGTTAAAAGATAAAGGTTACTGGATAGCAATTGAAACTAACGGAACTAATAACATTGGTTATGAGTATATAGATTATATTGCTACATCTCCAAAATTTATATATGGATCTAAAATTATAAAATTGAAAAAAGCTAATGAAGTGAGAATAGTTGTAGATACAGATAATAAAATGGACTTTATAACATTTTGTATTAACATCAGGAATAAGATAAAAGCAAAAAAATATTTTTTATCACCAGTAGAAATAGATGGGGAATTTAAAAACTTAGCCCTACTAGGAGAGATAAAACAAAAGTTAAAAGAGAGAGGAGCAGGAGAATGGGAAATATCAATGCAGTTACACAAACTGATGAAAATACAATAAAAGCTGAAAAAGGAATAGTAGACCTTTTAATTGCATTAGGAGAAAATCCAGAAAGAGAAGGATTAAAAGATACTCCAAAGAGAGTAGTAAAAGCATTTAAAGAAATGACATCTGGATATAGTGTAGATATAAATGAAATATTATCTAAGACTTTTACAAGTGATAACAATAATGAAGTTGAAATAGAAAATATCCAATTTAATTCTTTATGTGAGCACCATATGTTACCATTTATTGGAACTGTAAAAGTTAAATATACTCCAAAAAATGGGAAAGTTGTAGGACTATCTAAAATACCAAGAGTAGTAGAAGCATTTGCAAAAAAATTACAAATACAAGAAAAAATGACAAAAGAAATAGCAGAAGCAATACAAAATAATTTAGATTGTGCAGGAGTATATGTTGAAGTTGAAGCTAGACATATGTGTATGGAACTAAGAGGAATAAAAGCCAGAGGAAGTAAAACAAAAACTATTTATAAAACTGGTTGTTATTTAAGAGGTGATAACAATTGCTAAAAGTAAATATGAAACAGATGTTAAACCAAGACTTATAGAGATAGAGGCTTGGAAAAGAGATGGATTAACAGATGAACAGATATTCAAGAATTTAGGTATTAGCAGAGATACATTTTATAAGTATAAAGAAAAATATTCGGACTTTTCTGACGCTTTAAAAAAAGGGAAAGAAGTGGCAGACATAGAAGTTGAAAATGCTTTATTTAAAAGAGCCATAGGATATACATATAAAGAAGTAACAAAAGAAGTAAAAGATATAGATGGAAAGAAATCAACTTTTATAAAAGAAGTAACAAAAGTAGTTCCTGGAGATGTAGCAGCTCAAATATTTTGGTTAAAAAATAGAAAATCAAACAACTGGAAAGATAAAAGAGAAAACGAAAATGATGATACTAAATTAATTGAAGTATTAGACAAGTTGGAAGAAAAATTATAGGTGATCATAATGATTGATACTCTATATACCAAAAAGCAAATGGAAGCTTTAAAATTATTTAAAAAAAATTTCTTTATGCTTACATTACATGGAGCAAAAAGAAGTGGAAAAACAGTTGTTGACAATGATTTATTTTTACTAGAATTAAAAAGAGTTAAACAAAAAGCTAATGAATTAAAAATCAAAGAGCCTTTATATATTTTAACTGGAAATAGTTTAGGAACTATTGAAAGAAATATTTTAAATGAACTAAGGAATAAATATGGGATAAAGTTCCATATAAATAAATTTAATGAGTTTAAATTATTAGGAGTAAAAGTTTGTATGTTTGGGCATGGAAAAACTATTGATATGGATAGAATAAGAGGTATGACAGCTTTTGGAGCTTATATCAATGAAGGAACTACAGCAAGTGAAGTAGCTTTTAAAGAAATATTAAGTCGTTGTAGTGTTGATGGAGCAAGAATAATAATGGATACAAACCCAGAAGATCCAGAACATTATATAAAAAAAGATTATATAGATAAAGCAGATGGAGAAAGATTAATAGAAATTAATTTTAGTCTATATGACAATACATTTTTATCACAAGAATATATAAAAAATATGGAGCTAGTAACACCATCTGGAGTATTCTTTGATAGAAATATAAAAGGTATGTGGACCACAGCAGATGGTGCAGTATATCAAGATTTTGATAAAGCAAAACATCTTATAATAGATATATCAGAATACAATTTTATAGATTATGTTGCAGGTATTGACTGGGGATATGAACACTATGGGGCTATATGTTTATTTGGAATAACAAGTAATAATGAATTTGTATTACTTAAAACAATAAGAAAGCAATATCAAGAAATTGACTATTGGATAGATGAGTTAAAAACAATAAAAGCAGAATACGGAAATATTCAAATATATGCAGATAGTGCAAGACCAGAATATGTGGCAATGTGTAGAAAAGAAAAATTAAAAGTATTTAATGGAGATAAAGCAGTCTTGTCTGGAATAGAAAAAGTTGCCTCTCTCATAAAACAAAATAAACTTTTAATTTATGATAGTGAAGATTTTTTGAAAGAGATTTATAAATATGTCTGGGATAAAAAGACTGGGCAACCTAAAAAAATTAATGATGATTTAATGGATGCTATAAGATATGCAATTTATAGCTATAAAGAAAAGAAAGAATTTAAAATAATTTCGGTCTAGGAGGTGAATATGGAGAAGATAAAAATCAAAGGTAAACAGATGATAGAACAATTTACAAAAGTTTTATTTTCAGAAATATCAGAAACCAATGAGCTTTTAGACCAATCAACTGTTGATGAAATGTTGAAAGATATAAACATAGCTACTTTAATAGGAAAAATTGAAAGAGCAGTAGCAGCAAGAGAATTAATCGTTGGAACAGATGAGAGTAATTTAGATGATAAAGCTAATGAAATTCAAGAAAGATTTAATGTAGCTAAATTTAATAGAATTTTTAAACATATATTAACAGCTAGATATTATGGATATAGCTTATTTGAAAAGGTATACGATAAAAACTATAATTTATCTTCACTTGTGTTTATACCTCAGAAGTTTGTCAACTATGATACAAAAGAAGGTTGGTATATAAATGCTAGTAATACAAAAGAATACATCAATAAAGATAAATATTTTTTATGTATTTATGAAAGAGATGTAGCAAATAAAAAAGGCAAAAGTATATTTGATAGATGTTTTCAATCATATATTGATAAAAAAATGTATTCAGGGCAATTAAGAGGCTTAGCAAAAAAATATGGAGAGAGCATAATTTTCTTTGGATATGATGATACAGAGGAAGAAACTGAAGTAAAAAAGAAAGCTGAAGAAATAAAAAAAGTGCAAGGAACTGAACAGACTGTTATTGGTGTTCCAACATCAATGGGGATAGCTTTAAAAGATAGTTTATATATCTTAGATTTAAAAGATATAGACCCAACTATTTATATGAAAATGCACGATTGGGAATATGAAAAATTAACTCAATATCTACTTGGAGGAACTTTGACCATCAACAATGGTGGAGGAAAAGGAAGCTATGGACTAGGAGAAATACACAAAGAGGGATTTGATGAAGTTATTGAAGATTGTTGCAATTTCATAACTGATAAACTGCAAGAACTTTTATATTACGATGCTTATTTCTTTGGTTATGATTATAGAAATTTCTATTTTAAATTAGAAAAAACTAAAAATAGAGATGAAGTAATTGAATATCAAATGAAAAAAGAAGATTTAAAAGCTAAGAAACTTGCTAATAATGAAAAGGGAGTAATAAAGGATGATGATTTAAATGTACTTTAATACTATAACAAGAGTAAATATAAATAAATCTAAAATACTTACTAAACCTTTAATGATAGCAATAGGAAAAGATATAAAAGCAGTTATACAAAGTAGATTTAGAAATTCAATAGGGCCAGATGGCTCTCATTGGGCTGGTGTAAGTTATAGAACTGGAAAACCTTTATTAATCACAGGTAGTTTAATGAGAAGTTTTAAAAGTTCTTATACGAGTAATACAGCTATTGTAGGAACAAATGATATAAGAGCTAGACTGCATCAATTTGGTGGAACTATAAAAGCAAAGAATAAATCTTATTTACATTTTAAGATAGGTGATAAGTGGGTAAAAGTAAAAGAGGTAAAAATTAAAGCTAGACCATTTAATGGCTTCAATCAAGAATTATTTGAAAGATATAAAACAATGGTTGCTAGTTATTTAAGTCAAGAATTAAAAGAAAGTTTAGGAGGTAAATAGTGAAGAAAAGAATAAAAGTATTTGCTGCTGGAAGTTATCCACAAGGGGAATTTTCAAAAGAAAAAGTAAATGAAATATTTTCTGGAATAACTAAAGCAGATGGTATTTATGCTCATTCAAGTAAATGGACTGAAAAAGGAGAGCAACCTTTAACAATAGGGGAATTTAGCAATTTCAAAGTAGAAGATGGAATTGCAACAGCAGATGTTGAATTTAATGACAAGGGGCAACAATATTATAACGATGGAGTTATAAGAGGTGTATCTGTGGAGATAAGAGATAACAAGTTATCTAAAATTGCATTGTTACCAATTGGAGTTAAACCAGCAGTTGCAGGAGCAGAATTTCAAGAAGAAGATTATGCATTATTAGAATTTGAGGAAGGAGGAACACAGTTGAATTTAGATGAAATATTAGCACAAGTAAAAACAATGGACTTAGGAGCAAGAACAGCAATAGTAAATGCTATTTTTGGTAGCCTAACAAATGATGAAAAGGAAGGAATAAGACAAGTTTATTGGGCAGATTTTGAAAAGAAAGAAGCTGCAAAACCAAAAACTGAGGAAGAAATTAGAGCAGAAGTATCAAAAGAATTTGAGGATAAAGCAAAAGGTAATACTTTGAAAGAATTAGTAAAGAAAAAGTTTATCCCTTGTATGCAACCAATAATTGAATTTGCTATTGATAAATCTTTAAAAGAAACAGGAGTACTTGAATTTGAGGAAAATGGAGTAAAAACCAATATTACTTATTTTGAAAATCTTAGCAAAATAATTGAAAAATTACCAGATGCAGCTAATTTTAATAGCAAAACAGAACAAATGGAATTTGAAACAACTGGAGAAGAAAGCATAATTAATAAAACTGCAAAAGAAACAAGAGAAATATTAGCAAGAGAAATATTAGGAGGTAAATAATGTTTAACAGAGAAAAGTTTGAAAAAAAAGGCATAGTAAAAGATGTTACATCTATTTCAGGGAATGTTGATAAATCAGCAAAAAATTTAGTTATTGGAGATGTATTAGCTTATGATCCAACTAAAAAGAAATGGAATAAATATGTTAAAACAACTCATAACACAGGAGCTTTTTTATTAGGAATAGTTAAAAATGATGTTGATGTTACAGCAGCAGATAAAACAATAGCAATCTTAACACAAGGGCAAGTTTATAGAAAAGATGTAGCAGAAGCAACAGATGAAAATTTATTTGTATTATTAGCAAAGCAAGGAATTTATTTAGTTTAGGAGGTAAATAATGGCATTAACAAAAACACAACAAGAATTAATTGGAACTTTTGGAGCGATAGAAATTGAAAAGAAACCATTTTGGAGTACATTTACAGAAGCTAAAACTCCATATCTGGCATTATCAGACACAATAAAAGTTGATGAAATAATGGCAGGTATGATGAAAGCTGGGATAATTCCAAGAGGTGCTACAATACCAGCTATTAAAGTAAATGGTCATAATAGAGTTACAATAACTCCATATATAATTGCAGGGTCTGTTGGTATATCTGCACTTGATACTTTAAATGCAGAAGCTGGGGAAGTTGTAATCTTAAATGGTAGAGAAATGAAAGCTAAAGATTATGACAGAATACAAAAAGTTACTGAAATAAAAGGCTCAATTGAAAATACAAAAGAAGATATCGCAGCAAGAGTATTTATAACTGGAAAAGCAAAAGATTTAGATAACAATGATGTTGATTTAGGTTTTGTAGCAGAAGAAAACAAAACAAAAGGTACATCAAGTTGGACTATTATTTTAACTCAATTAGTGGCAGATTATTATTCTAAAACTAAAAGATATCCAGACAAAATAATGGTTGGAGCAAAAGTAGCTGATGACATTATAAAAGAAATTAATGCAGCTAAAACTCCACAATTTACATCAAAAGTAAATATTGTAGATGGTGGAATAAGAATAGAATTAGGAGGATTTGCATTACCAATAGTTACATATCCAGCAAATGACATTGGAGAAGACACAGATACAAAAGTAACTTTATATAAAAATGTGTGTTTAATTCCAGTTTATGCAGGACTTGAATATGTAGGAACAGATGGAAAACCATCAATGATTAGATCAGAAGTTGTATTAGATAAAACAGAAGCTAACAAAGAAACAGGACAAGCAAAAATGTTTGGTAAATCTGCACCATTCCCATTGGTTATACTTCCAGAATTATTCAGAAGATATAACTTTACTGATTTATCTTAGGAGTAACTTATGGAAATAACAAAGTATTCTAATCGTATTCAAAAGTTTTTAACTCAAGAATATGGAACAGAGGAAGCAGCAAAAAATGCATTAGATACTTTTAAAAAAGAAGGGAAAGACATTATAAAACTAAGTGGAATAGAAGTCACTGAAGAACATAATGTCTTCCTTGAACTTTATGCAGAACATAGAATATATCAGGCAATGGGAGATGAAAAGATTGCAGCATTAAAGCTAGAAAGTTTTAATAAACTTTTAAAAAACATTTCATCATTTGTAAATACTAAAAAAGAAGTTGAAAGTATAAAGAAAAAAGGGTTGATGATTTTCAATGATTAAGACTATGGAAGTTTTAAAAGAAGTTAAAAATATTATATCTAAAGAATTCAATAATGTATCAATAGCTATGTTAGAAGATGAATTATTTGACGGTACTATTCTTAATGGAGTATCAATTGAACCTGCTGGAGAAACAGTTAAAAGCATAGGTATTGGAGGATTTTCTGAAAAAGAAATAGAAAATATTAGTTTCAATATTCATCTTATTAAAAAACAAGAATATAAAGGTGATACATATTCTTTAGAAGATTTTATTAATGAAAAAGATAAAATTATAGAACTTTTATATTGTGATGAATTGCTAGGACCAACTGGAAATTTTAGAAGTTTTTCAATATCAACAGAGCCTTTAAAATTTACAGATGATGAAACAGTTTTTGCTGTATGGATATACAAGATAAATGTATTAGGGAAAATTAGAGATTAGGAGGATATATGAATTTAAAAATTGGTATAGGAGTTCAAGCCGATGAAAAAACAAAAGCTACAACTATAACACAATTAAGAGCTACTGAAAGTAATCTAAAACCAACATTTAATAAAGTTGATTCTGAAGACTTTAATGGTAGTGCTTACAAAGGAGATAGCTTTGTAGCAACTGAAAGTGCTTCTGGAAATATAACTTGTCATTTAACACCAGAAACTTTAAAGTTATTATTTGATGGTTTTGGATATAAATTAGCAACAGGAAATGCTGGAATAACTGATCCAAAATTAACTGTTACTGATTTTGCAAGAGCTACTGAAACTGGGAAGGTTGAAAAATATTTTACAATTGTAGAGCAAAATCTTGAAGATGGAGAAGAAAGAGTGTTAATTGGCTGTCAAATTAACAATATAACTTTCAATATTTCTCAAGGAGCATACATAACTGTAAATCTTGAAGTAATTGGTTATGAACATAAATATGAAGATGGATCATTAACTACTATAAAACCATTAAAAGATTATGATAAGAGATTAACTTGTATAGATGCCACATTAAAACTTGCAACATCTGATGTATCAGCGAATACACAATCTATTGAAATAACTTTGAATAATAATTTAGAAGCTAAATATGGTTTAGGAAGTAGGGCAGCAACAAGAATTGTAAGAAATGGAAAGATTGAAGCTAATGCTAATTTAACATTTAATGCTTATGATAAAGCAATTTATAAGAAAGCTTATGAAAATTTATTGAGTGGAGATACAGCAGAAGCAATTATTAATATGCAAACAAAAGATAAAAAGTATATTGGTATCTATTTACATAAATTAGGAACATCAAATGTTGAATTTACTGATAAAAATGCTAGTGGTGGGTTAACGCAAGAATTGAACATTCAATATGACCCAACAAATAAAACACCAATAACATTTGCTTTAGGAACAGTTAATTAATAGGAGGAAAAAATGATAAAAAGATTAGGCGATGAAAAAAACTACATTGAATACAATGACAAAATAACTTATGGTACTAGAAAATCTTATGAAAATAAGAAGAAACCAAACTCATTTAGAGTTGATGGAGGAGAAGTTGGTTTTGAAATGAATGCAGTTGATTTTAATAAATCTCCAGAATTTGTTTTAATTTCTGGTTGTTTAACAAAATTAGTAGAAGATGGAGAGACTAAATATGAAAGAGGATCTAATTTAAGAAATACAGTACCTTATGAAGTTATCTGTGATGTAATAGAAAACTCTGAAAATTTAGATAAAATGGTTGAGGATATAGAAGAAAAAAATAATCTTAACCCAAAAACAATATCAGCTATCAAAAAGGAGATTGAGGCAGAAAAAAACGACTAAAATTTCTTTTAATAGCAAGCGAACATTTTTTAAAAGGTATGGAAACATCAGAAGATAGCCCTTATTTTAAAGAAATTATGCATTATAAAGAACTTATAAGAGATAATATTGTATTTTTAAGGAGAGAAGCTTTCAGTGGATATTTCTATATAGCATTTTTACCAGAAGGAGATATTGGTTATAACAATCACGAATACAAAGTCATAAAAGATTTAGAAGATGTTAAAAGTGCATTAAATGAAATTTTAAGTCAAAAAAATAAAGGATAAAAAAGAGGCTTGAAATAGCCTCTTTTATCGAAAGGAGGTAAAAATGTCTACAAATACAATAGAAATGAAAGCTATTCTTGATGATAAAGTTACTCCAGAGATAGAAAAATTAGCTACTGCTTGTGGGATGAGTGTACAAAAATTTAAAGAGATGATGGCACAAGTATACAGAGTTCAACAACAATTTGCTAACCTTAGTCCAGAAGTTGAAAAAGCATTTAAAATTGTTCAAAGAGAAAATGAAAAAATAAAAAAAGAAGCTGAAAGAACTACTAGACAAATTGAGCAAGAAGAAATTAAAAAAGCAAAAGTTGCTACAAGAGAAGCAGAAAAAATAGAGAAAGCTAATAAAAAGGCTTTTGAACAATCAGCAAAAGAAGCAGCTAAAGCAGCAAAAGAAACTGAAAAAGCTTATAATAATGCTGTAAAAAAAATGAAAACTAATTTTAATGAGATTTATAATTCTGCAAAAGTTGCTTTTGTTGGAATAGCTGGACTTGCTGGATACTCTGTTAAAGGGTTTGCAGATTTTGAATTTTCTATGAAAAAAATGAGAACAATATCAAATGATAGTGTAGATACAATTAGCACTAATATAAGGAAAATGGCTTATGACACTGGAATATCATCGGAAGAATTAGCAGGCTCATTGTATGATTTAGTTCAAACTATTCAAGATGTACCTGAAAAATATGAAATGTTAGATACTGTTTCAAAGTTATCAGTTGCAGGGTTTGCAAATAGTGCTGATGCAGTTAATTTATTAACATCAACTATATTAAGTTATAAATATCAAATAAAAGATGCTGAACTTCTTTCAAGTAAATTTTTAGTTGCTCAAACAAGAGGTAATACAACTATAACTCAATTGGCAAATTCGTTGGGAACTGTTATGCCAATAGCTAAAATGGCAAATGTAGAATTCGATCAATTGCTTGCTTCTATATCAACAATGACATTAGGAGGAGTAAAAACAGATGAAGCAACTACATTTTTAAGAGCAATGTTAAACGAATTAGCAAAAGCTGATTCTGATGTAAGTGAATTATTCCAAAAAATAAATAAAGGTATGGATTTTAAAACTTACATGGCTAATGGTGGAAATTTAATAGATGCTATTGAAATGCTTAGAATTGAGGCAGAAAAAGGAAATCAAAGTCTATTAGATTTATTTGGAAATGTAAGATCATCACTTGGAGCTGGAACTTTAACAGGTTTAAAAGATGAATATATAAGCATATTATCAGAAATTGCTAATGTGCCAGTTGAACATTTAAATCAAAAATTTAACGAATTAAATGATAGTACAAAAATTAATTTAAATAAAATTAAAGAAACAATAAGTCAATTTAGATTAGAGATAGGGAATAGAGTTGTAGAAGATATAGGAGAAGCTTTAAACATTACAAACGATAAATCTTTTGAGGAAATGTTTAACAAAGAAAGAATAGATAATATCTATGCAACAGGGAAAGCTATTTTATATGTTGCGGGGACTATAACTGCATTAGGACTAGCTATAAAAACGGCAACTATTTTAAATACAACCTTTGCAAGTATAAAAACATTTGTTACTTGGGTAACAACTACTGGAAATGTGGCATTAATAGAATTTACAACAACTATTGGGGCATTAATTTATGGTATAAACGATTTAAATAATATGGATTTTAAGAATATTCAAGACTTAGAAAACTTAAAAAAAGAAAATAATGAGCTTGAAAACCAAAAAGATTTAATAAAAGCAGTAAGAGAAGATTTAGAAAAAGGAATTGTAAATCCAGATTTTTTATTAGTTGTAGATGGAATGGATAATCTAAAAGAAAGTTTAAAAGAGATTAGTATTTTAGACCCTAATACAGATGAATTTAATAAAAAATTAAATGAGTTGCTAGAAAAAGTAAGAGATCTACAAAACGAATTAAATAATACAAATGGAAAAGTTGTTAATGTAGATATAGGGGTAAATATTAGAATGCCAAAAATAAATGCAGAAGATTTAGCAAGGTATGATGATGATATCCAAAATTTTACCAATGAAGTTTTAAAGTATAATAATGAAAAAAAATCAGAAAATAAACCTATTGTTATTGGAAGTTCTGGAACTAGCAAAAACAAAAAATCAAAAAGTGGTGGAAGTAAAAAAGATCCTTTTAAAGATTTAATATCAGAATTAGGAGCTAAGATAAAATTTGACTTAAATCTTGATGATAAAATACAAAAGCTTGAAGAAGCTAAGACAAAATTTAAGAAGAATATAGATGAAATAAATATAGCTATTGATAATTTTAAAATTGAAGATTTAGGAAATAAGATTAATAAAATTTTAGATGGAATTTCTTTAAAATCACATAATTATTCTATTGATGAACAAATAGAAAAGATAAATAAAGCAAGAGTTTATCTTGAAGAACAATTAACATTAGCTCAAAAAAACGGAATAAAAGATGTAGCAGAAGAAGTTAAGGAAAAATTAACAAAATTAGACTTAACAAAAACTCTTTTACCTATTGAAAAACAAACTGAAAATATAGCAAAAGAGTTAGAAAAAATAAAAGAAAATTCATCGGAATTGGAAAAGAATAAAGAGAATTTATCATTTGATGAAATTAGAAATAAAAAAGAAGAGTTACAAAGAGATATAGAAAACCAAAAATCAATAATTGAAACTGTTAAAAATTCTTATGTTGATTTATTAGATAAAGGAATAATCACAAAAGGAGATTATGAAAAATATGTAGATGAAATAGATAAACTTGGAAAAAGTGCTGGAGAAGCAGCAGAAGGATTAAAGGAGATTCCAAAGAGTTTAAATAATGCTTTCAGTGGATTAGCCCAAAATATTCAATCATTAGGAACTACTGTTGGAAGTAAAACAATAGGAAATATTGGAGGAATAATTGGAGGTTTTACTAATTTAAAAGACATATCAAATACTTTTAAAGCTGGTGGAGGCTTAGGATCTATTTCAAATATGTTTAAATCTAGTGGAAGCCTTGCCGGTGGAGTAACATCAATAGGAACTCTTATAAGTGGTGTAACAGCTGGATTAGGCATAGTTAAATCTATTGGTTCAGTAATAGGTTTTGGAAAAGGTAAAAATAAAGCTGCAGAAATAGAGAACAGAAATAGAGAAAATGAAAACAGATACCAGGACCAAATAAAAGCTATGCAAACTTTAACTGAAGCTTTAAAGAAAAATGCTGATTATGTAAAGAATTTTACAGATAGAATTTTAACGGAAGCAGCTAAAAATCCAACTTTATCATTTTTGAGCAATAGTAATAGAAATATAGATTTGTTTCAACAAGCTATGCTAAATGGTAAGCATTTTGGAGATATTTCAGCAGTAGAAAAAGGCTCTA